TTTAACGATATTGTATTTGGTGTTGGTAGCTTCCAAAGCACAGCAGAAGTTATGCGCTTCCATAGTAACGTGAGCAATAACGGTAATGCTTGGTTGAAATATACTACTGTAAGTACAACAACTAACACTGGTGCGCTACGTGTAGACGGTGGGGTTGGTATAGCTGGCAATGTACGTGCAGGTGGTGGCGCTGTGTTTAACAGCACACAAGGACATGATCCATTTGTAGTAATGGGTTCTACAACCACTGGATTAATCTACGCAGATCCAAACAATGCAGCAGTTACAGTGGGCGGTGGTGGCTACAACGGCACAGGCAGTGTAAGCACAACACCTGGTGCATCATTTAAAGTACAATCAACAGACTCAATGATGGTACCTGTAGGTACAACAGCGCAACGTCCAAGCGGTGGTGGCGGTAACGTTGACGTAGCAGGTATGATGCGTTTTAACTCCACAGTTTCACAGTTAGAATTTTACGATGGTAGCCAATGGCAGACAGCAGGTTCTGTGTTTACTGTTATTAGTGATCGTCAATTCTCAGGTAATTCAGGAGCATATGGTCACGTAGACGGTACTAACACATCCTTTACCTTGCAAGCAAGTTCGACAACTAGTGCCACAATCGTAAGTATTAATGGTGTGATACAATTCCCAGTACTGGCGTATTCAGTAAGCGGATCAACATTGACATTTACAGAACCGCCGGCACCAGATGATGTAATTGACGCTCGTGTACTAGCAACTACTACTGTAGTATCATCAATTACTAGTGGTAACGGCCTAAATCAATTCTTATGTGATGCGAGCGGATCACAAATTTGGTCAGGTACTAATGCATCAGGTACAATTGAACGTATCAACGTTGATACCTCAGGTAACTTTAACTACCTAACAGGCAATAAAGTTACATACACACAACCAGTGGTTAATATTCCAACAGCAAGTACTCCTGTAGTAATTGATACATTCCCAACATCAAGTTATACAACAGCCAAGTATATTGTGCAGGTTAAAACTGGAAATACAGCAGAAGCAGCAGAGATATTATTAACTCAAGATACTGTTACTCCATACTTAACAACATATGGTGTAGTTGGTAATATAATGGGTGTATTCTCATGTAGCATTAGTTCTGGCAACGTTAACCTTTACTATACAAGTAATAGTCTGACAAATAGTAATGTTAAAGTAATGACAACTTATATTGTATAAAGGTAATCAATGATACACGTAAATAAAAAGTTCCGTAGAGGTTATGTAGGCGAAGAAATCATTGTTGAACGTAGACTAGAGGACAGTATGTGGAAAACAACCACAGAAACTGTTCCTAGTGGTATTACCAACAGACAGATTTCTAACACAGCTATTGTAATAGGCAATGGAACTAATCGTTTAGGATTTGATCTACAGAATTTTAAAAAGCCTAGCGGATTATTAGGGTCAAGAACTGTACAAACCTATGGGTGTAACGCACTTTATAGAGATTTTGAACCAGATTTTTTAGTAGCGGTGGGTAATAATGGTATTGTAGCTGAAATAGCAAATGGCACATATACACAAGGACATATTGTTTATTCTAGTGCTATTCACTTATTAGAACATCCTGGCAAATTTTATCTAATCCCGTACGATATCTATGCGGATGCTGGTACTACTGCGGCTTACATTGCGGCATTTGACGAGCATAAAAAGATATACCTAATAGGATTTGATGGTCACGAAGCAGGTTGGAATAACAATGTCTATGCTGGCACTGCTGGATACGATGCTAATGATTTTGAAATTGATCACAGCGAATGGTTAACAAATCATAAAGCATTATTCGATACCTACGATGACGTAGATTGGGTCTGGGTTACACCGGCGGGTAGCAATCCTATTCCAGAACAATTAAAATCTTGTTTAAATTTTAGACAAATTAATTTTAGAAATCTTGTATTAGAGTGCGACCTATAAGACCGCTTCTAACGTCTTAATTTTATCTACAACACTTGAAAAATTGATAGTACGCCAAACTCCTGGGTGCAGGGGTTTTGGATGATCCTCTAGACCTACCCAACAAAATCCACGATGCTCGTTGTTAAGTACAGGTACAAATTCATCATCAATGGCTATTAAAAACGTGTGATATGAGAATTTATTATTGTCGCTAGTGAACTTTTCAATCGGAATAACTTTAGTGTTTGAGAAATCGTAGCCTAGTTCCTCGTCGAGTTCTCTATATAAGCTAGACAGTAAATGTTCACCAGCTTCGATGCCGCCCCCGGCTAATCCCCAGGTTCCTGCATATTTTTTAGTATTGCGTAGTAAGAAAAGGTAACGTTGAGTACTAATACTATATATGAATGTGCCTACACCTTCTATAATACCAGAGTCCACAGGCCCTCTTTGTACTCGCCCTCGTAACTTTTTAACCATTGAACACCATTCCATTTGTATTGAGTACCTGTAGTCAGGTTACTTACATATTGTAAACTCTGATCAGTCTGACTGTCAAATATTACTGTCCAGTGCGACCCATTGTATTCTATAATATCGTTAGCATGTGCTACTAGATCTTGACCATCTGCGCCACGCCAAGCAATAGCGCCATAGCCCGTAGGGTTAGCGTAACTACCGATGTCTTCTAAAATCAAATAGCTAGTACCACTAACAGCAGAAATACTGTTAGGATTTACAGTGCTAGGGTTAATAATGGCATTGATAGCAGATAGAGTATTACCTGGTTTAGTATCTACGTCGACATTAAAGATTAATAAAGTATCATCGGTTGGATGATAGCTTACAGTGCCAATAACTTCAGTGATGCCATCTTCTTGTAGAAGTCTAACTTGACTAATACCATTGTTTAGTTCACCGTAGACGTTGATTAGACTACGCCAACTGTCTTTAGTACCAATTTTAGTTTGTGTTTGTGTAGTGGGATCTCTAGGATCTGCAAATTCGCTGATCTTTAATAGAGTTAAGGTATTGCCAATTAGCAATGTGCCATACATCATAGGTGTAAAGTACTGACGAGCACCTAAAAGATTACCATCATTTAGCACAGCATCGCTTAAGTTGCCATCACCATCGTGTATGTTAGCAATAATCTTTTGAATAACGCCAAGTTTTTTAACCTTAGCTGGGGTACTAATCCACACAGGTAGTTTAAATGTAAGTGTAGCAACATCGATTGGGTTTTCTGTACCAATCGGAACGCTACGGCTAGTCCAATTTGGGCTTTCTAAATAAACAACACTGAGGCTAGTCCAGTCGATATAGTTATCAGTTGACTGAATCTCTAGTGCAGGATTGAATAATGGAATAATTTGTTCTAATAGTTGTAGCTTTTGTTTAGTGTTGCTAGTCCAAATGTCTACCTTAAGTTCTAAAGTATAAGGCACAGGCATCATACGTTCAATAGTAAAGGCATTGCCTTGACGATTTTCATATTCCTGGGTGTCTTCATTGTAATAACGTTCACGAATATTCATCTTGCCAACAAAGTCTGGCTGTTGAACACGATCACGATCATAGGTCATGGCATTAATATACACAGTCATTGCTGGCACAGTAGGTAGCATATTGCCGCCCGAGTTCTGATTGATAATAGTTTGTACTTGACGGCTACTATCACCCCAATAAACTGGAACACGTTGTAGAGTAGTATTACCGTTACGGTCCTTGCCAAACTCTACTTGAAACCCACTGAGCATACGAATAAACTGTGCCAAGAAGCGTTCTATCTGCCCATCGTAAAAAAACTGTTGACTTGCTACCATTATATGTTATCCGCTGAAGGACGTAAGGCTTGACTCAAGCTCTGACGTTCATTAACCACGTGTCTATAGACAGTGTATTCTAATAGATCACCGATTGCTAACACAGTAGATACAGTAAATGATACGTTTCCGCCAATGTTGTTTACAGTATTAGTTATAGGTAGACCGTTTAATTGTGTACGTACACCATATGTGCTAGCATAAGGTACTACAGTAAGTACAGTACCATATGGATTTACGTTACTTAGAGTAAATGATACAGTGGCTGCATTAGCTGAAGGAGTATATGGATTTGCTACACGTATAGCATCCCATGCTGCAGCATTGCCCATAAACTGGTTGGTATTGTTTATAAAGCCGCTAAGTTGAGTTGTATTTTGTGCGCCAGGTGTTAGGTTAGTTCTCACAGCATCTTCCACTTTAACCCAACGACGTCCATCGTAACGGAACAGTCTATTAGGTACATAATCTAAGCGTAGGTAGTAATCACCTTCGTGCGGGTTAAAAGGAAAGCTCAAGCCAGCGGCAACTGTAGCACCATTTGGTGGTAGACCGTCGCCAGTTAGGTAACCTTCTACCTTGGTTACTGAAGTTAGGGTTTGGTAACTAGCATCATCTACAGTAGAACTAGCATCTACTACCTGTCCATCTACTGTATGAGTAGCTGTGCTAGCATCTGCCGCTGATGGATCTACTGGATTACCATTACTATCAACAGCTTCTGTGTAGAATGATGTAGTATCATACCCACTTTCTGGTACATCTTGCTCTGCACGACTAACAACCGCATCGTTGATGCCAAGAAGCGTGTTATAGGTGCTTAATAGATTACCTAATGTTTGATCACCAGGATTCAATATACCATCACCATTAGGATCATTAGCTGGTAAACTATTAAGAATATCTTTGTATTCTTGACTGTCTACTAGAGGTTGTAGTTTAACACGCCATAGATGTGGGTACCATAGTGGACTAAACCCTTCTGCTGCACGGGTAGCATCTTGTACTACATAGTATCGTTTAAGTGCCGCAGACATTGCATCATCTAAAGGATAGTAGTCTTTTAAGAATGGCATTTCTACAACATCGCCAACCATAATCTTACGACCTAACGTGTCAATCATGTCATTTAAATGAAATGTAGCAAATATAGTATCGCCAGTTAGGAATAAGCCAAATTGAGTTAAGTCAAAGTCACTGTCGTTGATACGAAACTGTGTACGCATTGTATATATGCTGGTATCATATTTACGGTCGCGGTTTTCTAAGAACAACATGTCTTGAATACTAGTAAG